ATCAGAAGATGACTTTATAACAACAGAGGAATAAACAATATGTGTTTGTTTAACTCTTCGCCTAAAACACCAGCACCTACACCACCCCCTGCACGCTCTCCTGCTACGCTTGACGTTTCCAACTTAGAACAGAAACCTTCCTCGTCAAGAAAGAAGTTGGCTAAAGGTAAGCGTGGCATTAGAAACACAGGAAGCTCAGGCTTAGGTATAGGTGGTGACGGTATTGGCAACAATGCTTTAGGCATTCCAAGTAAATCTGGGGGCAATAAATAATGTGTACAGCAAGAAAACCCTCAACACGTAGTAAGAGAAAAAGTAAATCTAAATCTAGTAGCCACCCGCACGGGGGCATAGCTAGTAAGTACAAAGCCTCAACTCCAAAGGCTGTTAAAGAGCCTGTTAAATATAATCAAAAATATTGGGCAGACCAGAGAGCTAAAGGTGTTAGTCAAGCTGACATGAAAAAGCAGCAAGACGCGATTGGTATTAAAAAGGCTTATTCTGGTGACAAAGTAGTTACTAAAGACCAACAGAAAAGAGCTGCGGATGACTTAAAAAGACTTACAGGCTCTATGGCTACCCTACAGAACGGTGGCGTAACTAAGTCTACTAAGAAGTCTGGCTTATTTGGTGAAAAGTTTGAGACTACTTATGACTACAAAGGTGGCCCTAAAGTTGTACTAAAAGGGTCTGACCCAAAAGTAGGAAGCGTGCGGTTAGGCAAACGCAAGTCCACAACCTATGTTGATGGTGTAGAGGTTGCCACAAAAACAGGCAATGACCCTGTAGGCCGTGACGCAGTTATCACAAAGCCAAAAGTAGCTGGACGTATTGATGACAAAGTAAAAGTAGCCGAAAAGCCTAAAACAGTGACTGAGCCAAGCGCGTCAGCACCTAAGCAGACTACTGCTTCAGGCAGTCCTGCTGGGTCTACAGTTCAGCCCGATAACCTTAAAAACGTTCTCGCTATTAGTAAGAACAAACGTAAAAAAGGTAAGCGAGGCTTACGGAATAAAACTAGTGGTGGTATCAGCTTTGGGTCAGGCGGCTCAGGCTTAAATATCCCAACTTAAAATATAAGATGATTTAGCTATGACAACGAACAACACAGGTTCAGTAGCTAAACGCTATGCACAACTAGAGACAGATAGATCGCCTTTCTTGGAACGAGCGAGAGAGGCCGCAGAGTTATCTATTCCTACTTTAATGCCCCCAAAGGGTCATACAGGCTCTACTGATTATCCTACCCCGTATCAATCTATAGGTGCGCGAGGAGTCAATAACCTTGCATCAAAACTATTGATGACTCTGTTACCTCCAAACGCGCCTTTCTTTCGTTTGACAATGGATGACTTCGATGTACAAAACATTGCAGGCGAAGGTACGCGAGGTAAAGTAGAAGAGGCATTAGGCCGCATTGAACGTGCTGCTATGCAAGAAGTAGAAACTAAGGCTATTCGTGTACCTGTCTTTGAGGCAATTAAACAGCTAATAGTCGCTGGTAACGTCCTAGTTCACATGCCTAAAGAAGGCGGTGTTCGTGTGTTTCGTTTAGACCGTTACGTATGCCAACGTGACGCAATGGGTAACGTCCTTGAAATAATTATTAAGGAAACTGTAAGCCCTCAAATGCTTCCTCAGAAAGTTAAAGAATTATTAACAAAACCTGACGAAGAGCAACAATTTAAAAACGTAGATTTATACACTCACGTTAAACGTGTAGGTAAAAAATGGGAAGTTTACCAAGAAGTTGAAGGCGTAGTCGTTCCTAATTCACAGGGTTCTTATCCGATAAGTAAGTCCCCTTTCATGTCTTTACGCATGGTACGTATTGATGGTGAGAGTTACGGGCGAGGCTATGTTGAAGAATTTATTGGTGACTTAAGTTCCCTAGAGACTTTGACTAAAGCAATCGTACAAGGATCTGCCGCAGCCGCTAAGGTGCTTTTCCTTGTTAGACCTAACGGCACGACTAAACAACGTGTATTAGCAACTACACCTAATGGCGGTATTGCTGCTGGTGATGCTAATGATGTGTCCGTACTACAGTTACAAAAGCAAGGTGACTTCCGTGTTGCCCAAGAGACAGCGCGTGAACTTACTGAACGTCTAGCGTTTGCTTTTCTTATGAACAGCGCAGTACAACGCAAAGCTGAACGAGTTACTGCCGAAGAAGTACGCTTTATGGCACAAGAGCTAGAAGCAGCACTTGGCGGTGTTTACTCAATCCTTTCGCAAGAGTTTCAGTACCCACTTGTACAACTCCTGTTAGACCGTATGGAAAAAGCAGGCAAGTTACCAAAGTTCCCAGAAGAAACGCTCAAACCTCAAATTGTCACAGGCATGGAAGCGTTAGGCCGTGGTCAAGACCTTAACAAACTAGCGCAACTACTTCAGTTCCTACAGCCACTTGGCCCTGAGCTGATACAACGCGAGTTAAATGTTAATGACTACATTGACCGACTTGGAGCTTCTTTAGGCATTGATACGGATGGCTTAATAAAGTCAGAAGAACAGAAAGCCCAAGAGCAACAAATGGCGCAGCAGCAAATGATGCAACAACAGATGATGCAATTAGCCGAAAAAGCTACACCACCCGTAGCGCAAGGCTTAATGAAGCAACAAGAACAGCAAGGTAATTAACAATGGCTAAAACAACAAAGCCTAATGAACCGACTCTTGAAGAGTTGCGTAAAATTATCCGTGAGGAAGAGGCAAGAGCTAAAAGAGCAGCAGGCGTTAAAAAGACTACAGTAACGCAAAGAGCTAAAGATCATAAAGCCCTTCTTAAAGAACTCAAGGAAGCAAGAGCAAACGCTCCTAAACCGCTAATCAAAGACGGCAAAGTTTTAAATAAAAAGACAGGCGAGTATGAAAAGCCGAGTAAGAAAAAACTAACGGCTAAAGAGCAAAAAGCGTTTGATAAGGCAAAGACAAAGGCAAAGGCAAAATTAGATGCGCAGGTTGCAGAAAAAACGACCGCAGCAAAAAAAGAAACAACTAAGAAACCTACAGCTAAGAAGCCTACGGTTAAGAAACCTACAGCTAAACCAAAAGTTAAAATAACAGCAAAAGCTCTTGCAGAACAAAAGGCAAAAGCTGAGGCAGAGTTGCAACGGAAGATCAAAGCTAAGGTTAAAGAAAAGAAAGCAGCTTACCAAGCTCAAAAAGGTTCTAGTAAGCCGAGCATTAAACGTGACAATCCGCAAGTTAAAAGGACTAATCCCGATGTTAAGCGTAACGCTGCCAAGCAAAAACCTAACCTTGTAATTGAGAATAAAACACAAACGCCTAAGACACAGAAGCGTCCTAACGAGAAGATAGAAATTAAACGTTCTAATCCTAGCGTTAAGCGTACTAATCCTGATGTAAAGCGTACTACTCCTAATAAACAACGACCTAACAAAGCTAAAAACCTTAACGTCCCTAAGAAGCCTGACACAATCGGGCCTGCTGGCGAGCGTCACGGCAGACCAAAGCCTAAACCTAAAGACAATAGTAATGTTAAAAAGTTTGTTAAAGGGGCTGCAAAAAGAGCAGCAGGCGTAGCTGGTTTGTTGCTTCATTCTGAGAAATTAGGCGGTGGTCTGGATACAAAGCCTGCTAAAGATTTACATAAAAGTGTTAAGCCTCTACCTCCTGCTAAGGATGGTACGCCACGGCATGAGATGACCCTTAAAGGTGATACTTCTTTTGGGGCAGCTTTTAAAGCAGCTCGTAAAGCAGGTAAGCAGACTTTTAAGTGGCAAGGTAAATCTTATTCTACAGCTACTAAAGATGACGTTAAGAAATCTAAAAGCAAAGACTTACGCGAACATTTAAACAAGAAAGAAGGCAAAAAGCCTACTTCATTCGGTTCTGCATTTGCAGCCGCTAAGAAGGCAGGTAAAAAGACCTTTGAGTTTAACGGTAAGAAATACTCAACGAAAACTAAATAACTACCTAACACGGAGACAGAGTTAATGGTAGATACAGTAAATACATACGAAGAACCCGTAGAGGACGGGCAGCATACATTAGACATGTTAGAAAAGGCCGAAGGTCTTGAACAAAATGCTGACCGTCCCGAATGGTTACCCGAAAAATTCAAATCTGCTGAGGACTTAGCACAAGCCTACAGCGCACTTGAACAGAAGTTAGGTTCAGGCAGCGAAGAGACTGAAGAGTCTGAAGCAGTTCATGAAGAAGAATATTCTGAAAATGATATTGAAGAATTAGCCGAAGGTTTAGAACAAGCTGGCATTGACTTTGACGCTCTATCTCAAGAGTTCTCAGAGTTAGGCGGTTTGTCTGACGAGGCTTATCAGGCTCTTGAAGAGGCGAATATTCCACGTTCCGTTGTTGACCAATTTATTGATGGACAAATGGCAGTGGCTAACCGTATTCAACAAGAAGCCTACAGTCAGGTAGGTGGAGAGGAAGCATATTACGACATGAT